GAAATCCCGACCGTCTCCCGTCGACCAGAGGCGGTCGTCAGCGCGGAAACCCGCCGGAAATCACCTATTGACAAGTTACGCCACGTTTGCCCTTTAATTAGTCACGCTCTAGATTTTGCGTCTCGGCGACGAAAAGGGGTCCAAGTATGCCCTACGCGCCGCCAAAACATCGTCCCCCAGGATGGCGACCTCCCGCTTCCAAAGGCACCGATCCCTACTACGGCAGCGTCGCCTGGAAGCAACTGCGCCAGCGCGTCAGACGCCGCGATCGTGGGATCTGCGCCCGGTGCGGAGCGCCCGATTCGTGGAAAGTCGACCACGTTCAGCCGCGCTCCGAAGGCGGTGCGGATCACGAGTGGAACCTCCGGCTCCTCTGTGACGACTGCGACGCCAAGCGTCACGCGGAGAAGGGCAAGGTCTGGCGTTGAGAGGAGCAGGCACATGGCAGTTGGCGGGCAGAAACCAAAGCCAGCGATCCTGAAGGAACTGCACGGCTCTACGCACCCGATCAATCCGGATGAGCCGATCCCCGAGGGTAACCTCAGCGACAATCCGGCTGAGTGCCCGTCGCACTTCGCCGCCGACCAGCGTGAGGCCTGGGAATACCTGATCCAGCATTCGCCGCCGACGCTGCTGAAGCGGCTCGATGTCGGCCTTCTGGAGGCTTACGTCGTCGCGCTCTGCTTCCATCGGCGTGCGGTGCGCGAAATGGGCGAGGCGGATCTTCTGCATCAGGAAGGCGCGCGGGTATTCGCGGCTCCACTGATCTCCCTCATCAACAAACAGAGCGACCTGGTCCGAAAGCTGGGCAACGAACTGGGCTTCAGCCCGGTCTCTCGCCCACGGATCTTCGCCAATGGACCAGCGACCGCCGCGCTGAGCGCCAGCCTGAACAGTGCCGCGCATGCGCGCCCCAAAGACGCCGCAAGCCAGAGCCTCGAAGCTTACCTCGCCGACGCGCCCTCAGCCACGTCCCACTGACGCGGTCGGCGCCTACGCCTGGGATGTCCTGAACGGTAAGGTCGTCACCGGCACGCTTGTCAGGCTGGCATGCGAGCGACACTTCCGCGACCTGGCCGAGGCGTCGGAGAAGGGCTACGTCTGGCGGCCGGACATCGCCGAGTATGCGATCCGCTTCGCGAATTTCTGTCGGCATTCGAAAGGCGAATGGAGCGGCCAGCGCGTTAGGTTTGAGCCTTGGCAGGCATTTGTTCATGGCTCCGCGTTCGGTTGGTTGCGGAAGGACGGGCTCCGAAGGTTTCGGGTTGTTTACGAGGAAATCGCGCGGAAGAACGGGAAGTCGCTGAGCGCCGCCGTCGTCGCCCTTCAGTGCCTTGTCGCCGACAAAGAGCCTGGAGCGGACGTCTACTCCGCCGCCACCAAGAAAGATCAAGCGCGGATCGTGTTCGATGAAGCGCGCAGGACGGTGCTCCGATCCGAGGATCTCCAGAAGACCATCTCTGTCTATCGCGCATCGCTCGCGGTAGACCACACGCTCTCCAGCTTCCAGCCGCTTTCGTCGGACGACCGCACGCTGGACGGTCTCAACCCGCACGCGATGGTCATCGACGAGCTACATAAACACAGAAACCGGTCTGTGCTCGACGTGCTTGATACCGCCATGGGCTCCCGCAGACAGCCTCTGATGTGGATCATCACGACGGCTGGCGACGACAACCCCGAGAGCGTCTACGCCCAGGAGCACACCTACGCCGCCAACGTGGTGTCACGCAGCTTCGTCGATGACGAATGGCTGGTCTACATCGCGACGGTGGATCCGGAAGACCGCTGGGACGATCCAAAGGTCTGGATAAAAGCAAACCCGAACTTGGGCGTCAGTGTCAAGCTGGACGACCTCACGCGCCAGTGTCGCGCGGCAAAGCACAACCCAGCCAAGCAACAGGAATTCAAACGGCTGCGGTTGAACATGCGCACGGCGTCCACGTCACAGCTGATCTCGGGGCCGCTCTGGGACGCCAACTCGCTCGGACCGTTCGATCCGGCCGAGATGCACGGTCGGCGCTGCTTCGCCGGCCTCGACCTGTCGTCGAAGATCGACTTGTCGGCATGGATCAAGCTGTTCCCGCCGGTCGAGCAGGGCGAGCGTTGGAGGGTGGTGGCGCGGTTCTGGATGCCGGCCGACACGGTGGAGCAGAAGACCGACCGCGATCAGGTCCAGTACCGCCGCTGGATCAATGAGGGGCTGATCGAGGCCACCGAGGGCAACATCATTGACCATAACGAAATCGAACGGGCCGTCCTTGAGGATGCTCGGCTCTACGATATCGCGGCGGCTGCGTATGACCCGTGGAACGCCCAGCAACTGGCCAACAACCTCCAAAGCGGCGGCGTCCCGGTGAAGGAATTCATCCAGGGCATCCGGTCCTACACCGCGCCGACCAAGGAACTGATGGCGATGCTGCTCGCCAGCAAGCTCGACCACGGTGACAACCCGGTGCTGCGCTGGATGGCGCTCAACCTCCGGGTCAAGACCGACATCAACGACAACTACATGCCGACGAAGCGACTGAGCATAGGCCGGATAGACGGTTCGACGGCCCTCATCATGGCCATCGGTCGAAGCATGGACGATGACACCGCCGGATTGGAAGGCTTCCTGACCCGGCCGGTGTTGTGATTCAACCTGGAGGTTCCTATGACATCTGACGCCCCGACGAAGCCGCATGATCCCGACGACGATCAGCCGCCTGTCCCCCCGCCACCGCCGCCTCCGAGACCCGGCGCTCCCCCTGCCTGATTGGGTGGGCTTCCTCCCCAACCCGATCGGGATGGCTCCCGTCCCGGCTTCCGCAAGACTGCCGGGACGGTTGGCCCCAGTGACGGCTGAGCTTTGCCTCGCCTGCATGCGCTACCATCCGCCGCCCCAATGCGATCATGACGCCACCTTGCTGTGCCAGTTCTGTCTGAAACCTCGTGGCTACCGCTGGAGTGAGGCGGACGGCGAGGCTGCCGGCCGCGCCAACCAGTGCTGGTGGTGCTGGCGTGGAAAGGAGACCGCCGATGCCCGACAGCGCGATCCCCAAACCGATTGATCCGTTCCACATCGAGGAGATCGCTTCCGTGCAGTCGGGCCTGCTCGCGCACCTGAAGGACGATCCAGTCGATATATCCATCAAGATCGCGGCATTGCGCGCCACGGCTGATCTCCTGCAGCAGTCGATCTCGATGACGGTGCTGGCGCAGCAGGTTTACTCGATCCTTCAGCCGAAGAAGCCCTGAGGCGCGACCGTGTGGAAATGGCTGAAGCTGAAGGCGGTCTCGACGATCGCCAGCGGGGTCGGCTTGAACGATCCTCGCCTGTATCACTACTTCGGCGCATCGGAGACCTACGCCGGCGAGACGATATCCATCGAGAGCGCGATGCGCATCGACACCGTCTGGGCCTGTGTGCGGCTGATCGCGACGACCATCTCGACGCTGCCGGCGCAGACGTTTCAGAAGCTGCCTGACGGCCGCGGCAAGCTGATACGGGACATTCCGCTCTATTTCCTGCTGCACGACCAGCCGAACGCGGACATGACTGCCACGACATTCTGGGCTGCCATGGTGGCGTGCCTGTTGCTGTGGGGGAACGCCTACGCGGCGATCGACCGCCGGACCGATGGCACGGTCGTCGCGTTGATGCCGCTGCTGCCCAACCGCCTGACGGTGACGCGGGAGACTGACGGATCGCTCACGTATCATTACGCGTGGCAGAACGTCCGCCGGGACTACAACGAGGACGAAATCTTCCACGTCAAGGGCTTCTCGATGGACGGCTACATGGGCCTGTCGCCCATCTCGCAGGCGCGGGAGACGCTCGGGATCGCCGTAGCCGCCGAGAAGTCCGCCGCGAGCTTCTTCAGAAATTCAATGCGGCCGTCGATGGTTTTGAAGGCGCCCCTGTTCCTGAACGATACGCAACGCGAACGCTTCGGCGACGCGTGGATGGAGAAATTCACCGGCTCGGTTTCCGCTGGCCGTGTCCCGCTGCTCGAGGGGGGCTGGTCTCTGGACCAGATCACCATGAAGCCCGAGGACGCCCAGCTACTCGCGTCGCGTGCTTACTCAGTCGAACAGATCTGTCGATGGTTCGGTGTCTCGCCTGTGATGGTCGGACACATGGACAAGTCGACTGCCTGGGGCACCGGCCTGGAGCAGATGAACCTGTGGTTCCTGACCTATGGCCTACGGCCCTGGCTGCGCGCCATCGAGCAGGAGATCACGCGGTCGGTTCTGACCCCGGCTCAGCGCATTCTTTATTATTGCGAGTTCAATGTTGACAGCCTGCTGCGCACCGACAGCGAGAAGCGAGCGAACATGATGAAGACGTTGGTCGATGCCGGCATCAACACGCCGAACGAAATGCGCTCGAAGAACAACGACCCGCCTCTCGAGGGCGGCGACAAGCTGACCATGGCCTCCGGCCGCATGCCGCTCGACACCCTCGGGCAGCAGCCCGTGACACCATCTCCGTTTCCACCGCCTGACCCTGGCCAACAGCCGGGTCGGGGCCCTCCAGCAGCCCAGGCGGGCGCATAGGAGACTGCCGCCATGTCGCAGCCTGAAGTCTTCCGCGTGCCGTTCTCCGCCGAACTCAAGTTCGTGGACTCTGGCGATGTTGGCGAGATCGGCGGTTACGGCTCCGTGTTCAATGTGATCGATCTGAATGGCGACATGATCGTGCCGGGGGCGTTCGACGCGACGCTCGCGGAACAGAAGTCCGCCGGTCGCGTGCTGCCGATGTTCGGCGAACACAGCTTCGCATTCCTCGGTGGCGACCCGTATCCGGTCGGCATCTGGACCGATGTGCAGCCGGACGAGAAGGGCCTGCGCGTCAAAGGCAAGCTGGTCAGCCTGCAGCACCCGGACGTCAAGCGCGTCCACGATCTGCTGAAAGAGGGCGCGATCGGAGCGATGTCGATCGCCTTCAAGGTGCGCGAGGGCGGTTCCGTCAAGGGGACCAAGGTCGGCGAACCGCGGCGAAAGCTGACCGGGCTCGACCTGTACTCGGTAGACCTGGTCGGTGACCCAGCGAACCCGGCGGCGCGCATCGACAGCGTGAAGTCGATGCTCACGATGCCGAACACCACGGCGGCTGCTGGTTCCATCGTCTCGGCGCATCAGATGTGCGCCGACTGTATGGGCGGGGGTGATGCGCCGACCGCCGCCGAACGAACCCAGATCATGGGACATTTGCAAGATGCTCATCGTCACCTCACCGGGAACGACATACCGGCGGCGTTGATGCACTTCGACCGACTGCGCGAGTTGAAGAAGTGGCTGCATCTCCCTGTGGAGCAGGGCGGGCGTGGCTTCTCCAGCAAGCAGGCTGACGAGATCGCCGAACTCGTCTTCAAGTCAATGCCTCGGGATGAGAGCGGAGACAGCGCGGCAGCAAGCGCGGCCAGGAAAGCGGCGGTTACTGACATCAGCCGCTTGCTCTCCGGCTTTTCCCTCAAATTCGGAGAATAGACATGCCCCCAGATGGCGGTGACGTACCAACTGAAATTGAACTCAAGAACCTGACGGTCGACCTCAAGAAGGCGACCGACGAGGTCAAGACATTCGCGGAAAAGGTCCAGACCGAGATGAAGAATCTCGGGCTCGCGACCGACGAGACCAAGGTCAGTGCCGACAAGGCGCTGAGTGAGATGAACACCCTCTCGGCGCGGCTGACGGACATCGAGCAGAAGGTGGCGCGGCGCGGTGGTTTCGATGCGCCTCCGGAATACAAGAGCTTAGGCGAGCATGTCGTAGACGCCGAGGCGGTCAAGGCGTTGCTGGGGCAGAAGAACGGCCAGGCGCGGGTCACCATTGAACTGAAGGACATCATCAGCGGACCGCCGACGTGGGGCACGGGTGTGTCACCTTCGAACTCCTTGGTCATCGCCGACCGCCAGCCGATCATCATGCCGCCGATGCGCCAATTGGTGGTGCGCGATCTGATCACACCAGGGTCCACGACATCCAACGCCATTGAGTATCCGGTGGAGACCGACAATCCCGCGGTAACCGGCGCGGCGGTGGTTTCGGAAGGCGCGATGAAGCCCCAGTCGAACATCACGTTCGACCTGAGGAGCACCCCAGTTCGCACAATCGCGCATTGGATGAAGGCTTCCAGACAGATCATGGACGATGTGGTGCAGCTTCGGTCTTACATCGACGGTCGTCTTCGTTACGGTCTCGGCTACGTCGAGGAGACTGAACTGCTCTATGGTGACGGAACAGGCCAACATTTGCTCGGTCTGGTGCCCCAGGCTACTGCCTATGCAGGCGCCTTCGCGCCAACCGCCCCGCAGGCGATTGACGTGCTTCGTCTGGCTGCGCTGCAGGCGACCTTGGCGCTCTATCCGGCAACCGGGTTCGTTTTGCACCCGACCGACTGGGCCAAGATCGAACTGACCAAGGACAGCCAGAACCGCTACCTCGTCGGTGACCCGCAAAACCAGATCTCAGCGCGACTGTGGACGCTGCCCGTCGTGCAGACGCCGGCCATGGCGGTCAGCCACTTCTTGACCGGAGCGTTTAGGTTGGGCGCGCAGATCTTCGACAGGCTGTCGATCGAGGTGCTGATCAGTACGGAAGATCAAGACAATTTCGTACGGAATCTTTTGACTATAAGGGCTGAGGAGAGGCTCGCTTTATGTTGCTACCGCCCCGCTGCATTTATCTACGGAACTTTGCCTTGAATATTAGTAACTTACGTGTAGCGTAGGAGTATATACAGATCGGGCTCCGCCGGGATTGGCCTCTCGGCGGAACCCTAACATCAACGGTCTTCCGCCAATGTTCCCCAGACCACTATTCCGAGAAAGCGCGAGCATTCGCGATGGCCAAGTATGCGACGCGCGAAGGTAAGGACTACAACAACGCATGGGCTAAGGCGAAGAGAAGGGCCGATCCGGCATTCGGAGTGCATACACACATGAAGGT